AAGTGGACCGGAAACTCTTTGGTGGAAACATGCTCGTTCCGTGACAAGGTTTCAGAGATCAAGGTCTCCAACTTTGAAACAGGACAAGCCGGAGAAGGCGTATTTGTTTCAAGTCGACCACACACTCTGGGACTTAACGATCGCGTATATTTCCAGTTCACTTCAGGTGCCGACCAAAGACCGATTTCGGGATCCACCGCTGCGGGTATCGCATCAGGCTACTACTACGCCTTCCCACTAACTCCCACCACCTTCCTACTTTCATACACGTTCATTCGTCAAACTGAAGCGAATTACGTTGTAAGAACTCAGCTCCCGATTTCCCCTCAAAGCATTGGACTTCTGGCGACTTGTGTGTGGGAAGGTCGCTCTCACAACCGTCTTCGTGCGCTTTTCCCTGCGTCTCAAGCTGAACTCAACGAGTTCTACATCAAAATTCAAAAAGCATATCCTGAAACTTTCTCAGGAAAAACCAACCAAGCAGAGATCGCCAATCCTGGCGAAACAACAATTGTGGCGAATGTTCCTTCGTCACTAATTGATAGCACGAGAGCAAATACCACAAACAATTCCTCACCTTATGTGAGCAACTGCACACTGCGATCCAATTATGGCATGTGCGGTCTGGAGCAGGACGGCGACATCATCAGTGGCTTCCGCTCTGCAATTGTTGACGCTTTCAGCATCGTTTCCATTCAGAATGACCCGGCAGCGTATGACGTTTACACTACCATACAGGACGAGTCTGGCACAAAAGTAACGAAGTGGTACACACTTGAATATGCTACTTGGCAGTCCATTCCTCCTGCGTTCCGTCCGGAGTCCTCGAGTGAAGTAAGTGTTGAGGCTCAGCTTGAGTTTCTGAACGCTACTGATGTAACCAATATCCGCTTCCACTATGTAACCCAGAAAGTTGGGGACAAATTCACTGGCGTTCCTGATTTCTACACTGACTTCCGTCACTTTGGCATTCGAGCAACCAATCGTGGTTATGTTCAAGTAGATTCTGTATGGACTATTGGCCTTGCTGTCGGATATTGGGCTCTGAATGGTGGCTCCATCACTTCAACCAACTCATCCTCTAACTTCGGTCTAAACGCTCTGCGTTCTGAAGGTTTCTACCGTCTTGGTCAGGATTCACTTACAATTGCTCCTATCCCTGAGAATGCAGGATTTGTCTTCCAGGGCATTCGCGTTCCAACAAGAATTACCAAAGAGCAAGCAATTTCCTCCATTTCCATTACTTTGGGAGCCCAGGTTTCTAAAGTAAAGATAGATCCGATAGATCCCACGGTCCAGCTAATCGAGCTGACTTCAGGTTTCCAACCCATCAACCTGCTTCCGTATTCTCTTGCACCAGACACTGCAATCTATGTTAAAGCGTCGCCTGACCTAACATACAAAGCGATCTTTGCTCGCGACGGTCTCCCAACTGTCGTATTCAGGCAGAACGGCACTTGCACTCTTCGTGTTCGCACACAGGATTCGTCCTTCCCAATTGGAGATGCTTTCAGCATCCCTTCGATGCCTTTCTGGGATTCTCCGTACATTTCCCGTTGGTCTGACCCCCGCCCTCTGGCAGATCGTGTGTACTCCCTCATCCTTGGGAACTCCACGACATCTCACCTAGCTCCAACATACGGTAAGGTTCTCCGTCTCAACCAAACTACCACAGGTGCGAATCTATATCGTCCAGGTGTTCAACTTGACCCTGGTCCAAGTGGTGGTTGGGGTCGAGTATTCCAAGTCGCATTTAGCGAAACTGCCGAGGCAGGTAACTCACCGGAAATGAATGAGGTTCTCCTCAACCGTGTGGGTGGCTCTCAGTATTACACTTCGCTCCAACTGTGCGATGGAGCTCGTCCGTGGGAGCCGACTCTTGATAATCCGCATGGTGGATATGTCACGTTTGCTGATCGTAACTGGTATGCCGCTGCTAACAACCAGTGGAACGGAGTTTACTATAACGGCTCTCTTGAACCGACAGGAGAAATAAAACTCAACCCACTCCAAACAAATTCCCCTTGGGCAGTTACTGCTTCCACCGAAGTACAAGTTCTGGTTGAAGACACATTCCAAGGCAATTACGCTCCAGACCCTTATCGAACACTGTATCCGGAAGGCACATATTTCCGAGGCGATTCAGGGACACTTGATAATTACTTCCTCGATAATGCTGTAAACATCGACAACGGCACTCCTACAAAAGGCCTACTCCGATATGACGTTCCAGTCACTACAGTTGTTACTGACACAACTGAGATTCTTCTACCTCTTCAGACAACCGTAACAGTCAACGACGTATCTAAGATTCCTAGCCCTCAGAAAGAGTTTGTGGTGATGTCTATCACCAACACCAAATACAAGGGACGAATTGAATACGTTCAGATTATCGGTGTTGATGCCGCAACAAAGACTCTAACGATGATTAGAGGTCTCTACAACACTGCGACGATACAAGATTGGGACTCTGGCTCTTCAATGATGCTCCAAAAGGAGAACGTCGTTGTCAATTCGGAGGATTATGATTTCGATTGGTCACCATCAAAGGGTGCCATGATCCGTTTCCTCCGGGTGATGGGTTACAAGGATGAGGACATCAAAGCCCTTCTTGTTCCGCGTGTGTTCCACAATCGAAACATCACGCTTCAAGAGATCTACGCTGAGCCTGAGCCTCAGGCTGGCTATGCCACTGCAACTGGCCCGTGGCCTTTGGAGTTTGCTATTAACTCCTCTCTTGCGGCTCTTTCGCACTCCTTCCATAGCGCTGGACGTCTGACATATTCGAAAGGCTTACCAGAATACCTCCGAAATCAAATTCCAGCCAAACAGTACTTTGACTATCTGGCTACCACCATCTGGGGCGGATCTCTGACCGCAACAGGCGGTGATGAGGAAGGAAACCTCGTATCCGAAGGAGCTGTACGGCAACTATCAACAGGTCGTCCTGCTGGCACTACCTCTTCGTTCCTCCCGAATGGTGGCTCCTCTGGAGGAGACAGCAGTGGTGGCGGCGGCGGCGGCGGCGGAGGCGACTCTGGAACAGTGACGAGCATCTTCACTGGTCCGGGACTTGCTGGTGGACCCATCTTCGTTTCTGGAACAATCTCCCTTCTTCCCGCAACAGGCGTTACCATCGGCGGCATCAAAGTAGGCTCTGGACTGCTGGTTACAAGTGATGGCACACTGAGTGTGGGTGCTATTGATGCATCGCAAGTTGCAGTGGCACCCATTCCCGGAGTTGCTGCAGATAACGTTCAAAAAGCACTTGTTGAAATTCAAAGCGAAGTTCAAACGCTATCTGGTATTAACATTCTGGCAGGAACATATAACGCACAGACAGGAAAGCTAGTTTATGCAACACCTGCTGGTGCTGTTAAGGGATTTGTCGTTGGGCAAAATCTCCCCGCTCCTTCAACAAACATCGACAACTACTATGTTATCATCACCGTTGGCGGTGGATTGGGACCAAATGGTCCAGAGCGCTCTCAAGCTGGTGACTGGTACATTTGTCAAGCAGACTTGGGAACAACTCCCACTTGGTTCTTGATTGACTATGAAAACATCACGGCCCAAGCATCTAACATTTCGGTTATCCCCATCGCCGGAATTAAGACGGCGACTAACGTTCAGAACGCCCTGGAGCTGATTGAACTTCAAGTTCAAGATCGCGTTGAGTTCGTTGTTCCTACCACCGAAGGTTTACAAGTCAAAGTCGTAACACCTGTTGTAGTTGAGGAAGATTCTCTTGATGCTTCCAACGACGGAACGACACTTCGGCTGGGTCTGGACTATTCTAACACCACACAGAAAGGTATTGTTCAACTTACGAACGATCTGACAGGAACTTCTGAAGAGCTCGCTATCACTCAGCGTGCCGCCTCAATTATGGAGGCAGAGATTCAAGCTCTTGTCGGAGTCAACGTTCTCGCAGGTACATATGACGCTCTCAATGGAGTCATGGTCAACGTCACCGTTGCCGGCTCCATCCACGGCTTTGTCCCAGGTCAACAAGCTCCTCCGGCCAACATTGTTCCTGACAACTACTTTGTGATTGTCACCATTGGCGGTTCAAAAGGACCTCCGGGAGCTGTGGTTCCCCCGCGTGGTGTTCAACCCGGAGACTGGTATATTGTTCAAGCAGATGCTGGTGTTTCCGAATGGTTGGTCATTGACTTTGATAATCGCACAACTGCTGCCGTTCTTGTTTCTCTCGCATCAATTCCAGGCCTTTCTGCTTCCAATGTCCAGACTGGAATGGAAGAGATTGCTGGTCAGCTGTGGGAGGCAATCGACCGGATTACAAGTCTGAATGACGGAATCACCATCACCGCCACAGCGCCAGTTCCAGGCACTGGAATTGACGTTACGATCCAACTGAATGCGGCTTCCGAAACCGATCTTGGTGGTGTGGTCGTCCCTCAAACAACTGATGGTGGTATTGACTTGTCAACTAGTGGCGTAATCTCTCTGAAGATTGCTTCCACCACTACACTTGGCGGTGTGAAGGTTGGTAAAGGGCTTACTATTGACACAGATGGAACACTGAATGCGGCTGATGCCTCAACAGTGTATTCAGATCAAGTGTTAATGAGGACACCCATCGTTGGTATCGAGACCGCTGCCAACGTTCAAGAAGCTCTTCAAGGGATCGAGAACCAAGTTCAAGATCGAGTGGAGTTTGTTCTTGCCGACTCTGACGGCATCACTTGCACCGTTTCCCCTGTGGTGCCGGGTGTTGACGGAACTACCGCCAAGATCGCTGTCGCCTACGCAGATCTTACGCAGAAGGGCATTGTTCAACTAACCAACGATATTACGGGCACTTCTCAATCTCTCGTTTGCACTCAAGCCGCAATTGCGGGCCTAAATGCTAAAGTAGAGGCCCTCACTGGTTCAAGCACTCTCGCTGGTACCTACGATTCGGCGCGAGGAGTTGTTGTTCAAGCCACAGTGGTAGGTAAAGCCGTGGGCTTCGTTGCCGGTCAGCAAGTTCCTCCTGCTTCAGCGGTTCCCGATAACTACTACGTCATTGTTACCATCGGTGGTGACAAAGGTCCTCCGGGAGCGGTCATTCCAGCTGTTTATGTTCAGCCAGGTGACTGGTTTATCGTTCAAAAAGAGCCAGGTCAAGTTGCCGAATGGTTCTGCATTGACTACGAAAACCGAAACACAACCGCTTCCTTGGTTGCTGTAACTCCAATTCCAGGGATATCTGCTTCAAACGTTCAGACCGCATTGGAGGCAGAAGCGACCGCTCTGTGGAACAGAGTAGATGTAATCACATCCACCAATGATGGCATTACTGTGTCCACTACAGCTCCTGTCGCAGGAACAGGACTCAATGTTGCTCTCACCCTAAACAAAGCCACTGCATTTGACCTTGGCGCTGTTTACGTTCCTACTCCGAACTCAAATGGTATAAACCTTGACGCTATTGGGGGTCTTTCCCTTAAAGTTGCATCCGCTGCGCAGCTTGGCGGTATCAAAGTAGGCGAAAATCTAACGATTGGTCCAGACGGCACGCTAAATGCTATAGGAGGCGGAGGCGCTGAACCTCTGGCAAATAAGGTAATCATCCAGCCACGAATTCCTGGCATCGAGCAGGCAGCCAATGCTCAACAAGCATTTGAGTTCATTGAACTTCAGGTTCAAGATCGAATTGAGTTTGCCCAAGCAACAACAAATGGTCTTATTCTGGATGTCACGAAACCCGTCGCCACGGCTTATGACGGAACCACTCTTCAAATCGGACTGAAGAGTGCGTCTACAACTGAACCAGGTATCGTTCAGCTAACTAACGACCCTTCTGGGATATCGGAGGTAATCGCCCCCACTCAGTTCGCACTTTCGGTGCTGAATGCTAAGGTGGACGCACTGGTCGGTGTCAACATTCTAGCCGGTACTTACAACGCTAAAACCGGCCTCATGGTTACAACCACGGCTGCGGGTTATGCGAAAGGTTTTAGAGCTGGAGGAATACCACCCGCTGCTCGAACTGACCTTGATAACTACTACGTCATTGTTATCGTCACAGGTACTGTCGGTCCACCAGGCGCTGTTGTTCCTGTTACCGGAGCTCAATCTGGCGACTGGTTCATCGTTCAAGATGACATTGGCGTCCCTGAGTGGCTTCTGATTGATTTTGAGAATCGCGATGTAGTGGCCGCCAATGTTTATTTGGCACCTGTTACTGGTTTGGGCGCAAGTAATGTTCAATCTGGTTTTACAGAAGTTACCGGGAAGCTGTGGTCCGCTTTTGGCACAATTCAAAGCGGAAACGACGGTATTACCGTCACTCAGTCTCCTTACACTCCTGGGCTTCTAGGAACGGCGACCATTTCCCTCAATCCGGCTAATTCCGTGGATCTAGGGGGTGTGTATGTTGGTCCGTTTGTTGGACTGAATCTTACAGCTTCTGGCGGTCTTTCCGTTGCTGCGGCATCTGCTGCCCATATTGGTGGCATCCGAGTAGGCAAAGGTTTGACAATCGACGCCGATGGAATTCTTAGCACTGACGGTTCTGGTCAAGCCTCTGGCATTCAAATCGATAAGATCCCCGGAATCGATGGTGCTCGTACCGTTCAGGAAGGTCTCGAAGCACTTGAGCTCCAGGCCCAAGACCGAGTCGAATTCTGTAAGGTTGATGGTTTGGGACTGGCGGCAACCGTGTCTGCGCCTTCCTTAACTTCTAACCAAGGTACAACGATAACACTAACCCCCGTGGTGGCTACCGTGGGAGTTCAAGGTTTCACAACCTTGACAAACGACTTCACTGGCACTTCAGAAACTCTTGCTCTTTCGCAAAAAGCCGCGGCTCAACTGAACAGCAAGATCGAAGCCATTACTGGTGGAAACGTTCTGGCTGGTACTTACGACTCCAATACTGGTCTTGTTGTCACTACGACACCTGCTGGTTCTCCTTACTTCCGAATCAACCAACAAGCCCCTGCCGCATCTGGCATTCCTGACAATTACTACCTCTTGGTTGTTAAATCAGGTCAAATCGGTCCTCCGGGTGCTGTGGTCCCCGCCACCGGAGTTCAGTCTGGAGACTGGTTTGTTGTGGAGAACACACCAACCTTCCCAGCAGCCTGGATTACGATTGACTTTGAGAACGAGACTACTACTGCTAGTCAAGTCTCTCTGTCTACCGTTCCTGGTTTGTCTGCCACCAATGTTCAAACAGGCATTGAGCAGCTAGAGGTAAAAGCCGAAAAATCCATCACCAATGTGACCGCTCCTGGTGTGGATGCCCTTTCAATTACTTTGACTGCTCCTTCACCCGGAGGAAGAGAAGCTCAAATCCGCCTTGGGCCCGCTACTCAAGTGGATCTCGGGGGTGTGTTTGTTCAAGGGCCTTCCAGTGGTATTCTCCTCGGTGGCAACGGTTCTCTATCACTGGCGATTGCTTCGGCGACTCAGTTAGGCGGCGTCAAAGTCGGAAGAAACCTAACAATCGATCCAGACGGCACCCTCAATGCCAGCGAGGGAAGCAAGCAGGCAAGCGACATTATCGTCAATCCGCTGATTTCTGGAATCACATCAGCTACCAATGTGCAGCTCGCATTGGAAGCTCTAGAGCTTCAGGTTCAGGATCGTGTGGAATTCTGTAATGTGGGTGGAGCCGGTGGGCTTTCGGCTGGTATCTCGCCTCCGATTCGTTCTTCGAATGATGGTACGACACTAACAATCAACACTCTGCGTGCCAACGTTGGCACGGTGGGTGTGACTCAACTCACAAATGACGTTACTGGATCGTCCGAGGAACTCGCCCTAACTCAGTTTGCCGCTTCTCAGCTGAACGCTAAGATTGCTGCTCTTACAGGTTCCAACGTTCTCGCTGGTACTTACAACTCCCGAACTGGTGTTGTTGCTTCAGTCACTCCTGCCGGCTCTGCTTATCTCACAGTCGGCGCTCAAGCACCAGCCGCAGGACAAGTCCCCGACAATTACTACGTCCTGGTTACCACTTCTGGTCTTATTGGCCCTCCTGGAGCAGTTATTCCTGGAACCGGTGTTCAGTCTGGAGACTGGTTTGTTGTAGAGAGGGAACAAGGCCAACCGGCAGCTTGGGTCACCATTGACTTCGAGAACACAGCAATCGCGGCAGTCAATGTTAGCTTGTCTCCCGTTGCTGGACTATCCGCAACCAATGTTCAAGCTGGTATCGCGGAACTCGAAGTCAAAGCTGAGAATTCTTTCACTAACATCACTGCCACCGCTGCAGATGGTCTTAGTGTTACGAACTCAGGCTTAGGTCCAAATGGCCGCACTTGTAACATCACTCTGGGTCCCGCAACCGCTACTGATCTTGGTGGCGTGTTTGTTCAACCTAATGTTGGTCTTATCTTAGGTTCAAATGGCGCCCTCTCCCTTAATGTCGCAACTGCAACCAAGTTAGGTGGTATCAAGGTTGGCTCAGGTTTGTCCATCACACCAGACGGAACCCTTAGTGCCTCTGGTGGTCCTGGTGGTGTGGATGTCAAACTTGTGTTGCTGGATGCCCCATTCGATGGATCGCGCACTCAGTTCCAAATGCTGGTAGAAGGTGTAGCGTTTGCCCCCAAAGCAGCTCATTATGTCATGGTGGCTGTTGGTGGTATCGTTCAAAGCGCCGGAAATGCTTACAACACATCAGGAAGTATAATCATCTTCTCTTCCGCACCTCCCTCCGGAGCAACCTTCTACTCCATCGGTTTCGGGTAAAACAACTCCAAGAACATCTTGGTTGACGATTAGATTCACGTATGGCTGTTTCCGCTACTCAGATTCAATTACTCCGGTCAAGTGTTCCAAAAGATCGACCGGATCCTACACAACTGCTCGCAGGACAGCCAGCAGTAAACATCGATGCCGCGGAGCCGGGACTGTTTTTCGCAAACAGTAACGGCCTCCTTACTAAAATCGGACCTTGTTTCGTTGGTATCGCGCCACCAAACACCAATCCTGTGGGAACGACAGGGAATTCAAAAGGCGAGCTTTGGTTTGACGTCAATGATCAAACCCTGAAGATTTGGACCGGCTCCATTTGGGCCGATTGTGATCCTTCTGAACAAAGGTTCGCCAAAGTAATTGTTCAGTCCAGTCCGCCTGATTTAGAGGCTTATCCCGAAGGTGCGCTCTGGTGGAACGACTACAACGGTGAAATGTACGTCCTCTATGAGGATCCCAACGGTCGTCAATGGGTGCAAGTAGGTGCTGGAGGCTCCGGAGGTGGTGGTGCCGTTATCATTTCCGATCAACAACCCAACCCAGATATTACCGCTGCTGGTACACTTTGGTGGAATGATGATACCGGTTCTCTCTTTGTCTTGTTCAATGACGGCGGTCCCACTAAACTTTGGATCCAGATTGCTGGCGCAGGAGCAATCAACGCTGGACAAGGCGGAACTGTTACCAAGATCGATGCAGGAACCGGTCTGAGAACACTCGATGGGCAACCCATCACAACCCAAGGTACTCTGATCCTAAAACCCGCCACTACCGCTGAGATTGGTGGTGTTAAACCAGGGAACAATGTCACCATTGACCCCGACGGCACAATTAACATGGCCGGGACTGGAACAGGAACTGTTACACAAATTCAGACAGGACCGGGTATCACAGGTGGACCTATTACTACCACCGGAACTATCGGTTTGGCTTCGGCAACCTCTGCTCAAATTGGAGGGACAAAACCAGGTGCCGGACTTGCAGTCACAGGCGATGGCACCATCTACGCGACTCCCGCTACAAATGGAGCAATTGGTGGTGTTATTGTCGGTGCTGGTCTCAACGTTACTGCTAATGGTGTTCTGGCTGTTGACGCAGTTCCTCCTGGCTCCTTTCCTGCGGGTATAGTGGAGTGGTTCGCAGGTGTTACACCACCAACAGGGTGGTTGTTCTGCAATGGAGCAACGCTAAATAACGACTCCTTTCCGGCACTTTATGCGGCAATTGGTCGAACTTTCACATCACTAACCACTCCCGCAACGCAGTTCCAAATTCCCGATCTTCGCGGTCAATTCCTTCGTGGTTGGGACAATCGAGCCACCGGTGGGGTTGACAGCGGTCGTGCTTTTGGCTCGTCTCAAAATGACATTTTCGCAAGCCACCGTCACGTTCTGAGCTTGAACACCGGTGACTACGCCGCTGGCTTCAAGGATTCTCGTGGTGTGTTGGCTCCCGCAGAGAGCCAGCAGATGACTGGTCAGAAGACTACCGGTGGCGATTTGACCGATGTTAGGAAACAAGACGGTTCTGAACCCATCTCCTTGGAAGGCGGAGTTGAAACTCGTCCGAAGAACATCGCGCTTCTCCCAATCATTAAGACCTGATTATGCTTCCTGCTATTGTTTCCGCTGCTTACGTATACAGCACGAATCAGTCGGCTGTTCAGGTTACCTACGCCGACGCATCCACCGCGATCGTTTATCCGAACGAGTTCACGAACCTTCGAACTCAGCAACTCAACCAGTGGGTGTATCGCGGCGGCCAGATCGCTCCGTATATCCCACCGGATTACCCGAAACCTGGTCCCCCTGCGTGGATCACCTGTGTACCGAGTGCAACGCAGGGACCCCTTACTACGGGTGGGGACCTCACGAACTGGGAAGTTGCTGACTCTTTCAATCTAAGCCTGACGAGTGGAACTAGCATCTCTCTACTTCCTTACCGTGCTTATCTGATCTCGGTAACACTGAACCCGCTTGATTTCAGCAACCCGACAGCTGGCGCCGCGAACTTCGAGCTTGTGAACGCCGACACTAACGTTCCTTTGCATCCTGGCTCTGATTTCGTTGCCATTCCAACGACAAATACTGACGTAGCTTCTGTCACAACGAGTATCAGCCTCGTTTATAACCCCACTGAGGAAGTCCCAGTCAAAGTTCGTTGCACAAACGCAGTCGGCACCTTCCGAGCAGGAGGCTTCGGGTCCTGGACGATCACTGAGCTCGTAGACGAATCTCTGTACGCTGAGAAAATCGGTCCCGCTGGCCCAGTCGGTCCGAAGGGTCCCGCCGGTCCTCAGGGAAGCGCGGGGCCAATCGGCCCCGTAGGCCCCACTGGAACTCAGGGTCCTCAGGGCGCAATCGGCCCTGTCGGTCCTCAAGGGCAGCCTGGTCCTGGTTTCGACTTCCTTGGCACGGTTGCCAATGTCGTTAACCTCCCGACACCTGCGAGCCAGGGTGATGCCTACCTCGTTACTGCCACGAACACTCTGTGGATCTATGATGGAGCTGGCAACTGGAATGATGCCGGTCCAATCCAGGGTCCGCAAGGTGTCGCAGGCCCCCAAGGGCCCATCGGTCCCGCTGGAGCAACTGGCGCTCAAGGCCCAACCGGAGCCACTGGCCCTGCCGGTCCGCAAGGAACCCAAGGTTCGCAAGGATCCCCAGGACCCACAGGCGCAACAGGCGCCACAGGTCCTGCTGGCGCCACTGGGGCAACGGGTCCTCAAGGTCCTGCAGGTCCTCAAGGTCCAGTTGGTCCCGCTGGCTCTGGCACTCGGGTCATGGTTGAGCAGATAAACCTGCAGACAAATGGGCTGGGTCTACCAATCAACACTAAGAGTTTCACATTACCCGCCAACATAACCGGCTTTACGGTTGTGGTCTCTGGAGTTGGAATACCCGCCGGCTCCAATCCAGCCGGTCAAACACTATCCATTCGAGCCCAATGCCCCTCCTTGACTGTTAACGGCTCAAACTCCGGTTGGAGTATCAGTGCTGGCAACACTGCAACTTTGGTTATGGGCTGGGACGGAGTAAGCGCTCCTGTGGCTCCTGGTGATGCCTTCACGGTTACGATTATTGCTCAGAGTACTATACTTTACGATAGCAACTACATCGCTCAAGCCGTCGTCACGTACTGGTAATGGCAGCTATCCCCCAAAACCTCGGTGTCCCTTCGGGGACCATTATGTGGTCAGCCGCACCAGAACCACCCGTGGGCTGGTTATTGTGCGATGGGCGCTCTGTTGCGGTAGCCGATTACCCTGACTTGTACGTTCACATCGGTAATACTTATGGAGGAGATGACTTCGCGTTCGGTCTTCCCGATCTTGTGGGTCGTTTTGCTCTAGGATTGGGGGATCCTGGTCGCGCCCCGTTCACTTACCAAGACGGCGTAAACAGGGAGCATTCCCATGGCGTGTTCCGGAATCAAACTCACACCCATGGTGTGACAGACCCAGAGCACGAGCACCCCACATCTTCCGGTGCCCACACTCACCCAACGACTTCTAACCACGCACACGCCAACACTGCGGATCACTCCCACTTTACTGGCGTAAACCCATTTAGAACCCACACCTATATCTTAATCACGACTTGCAATCGTGAAGTTTACGCACCCATCAACGGTGGTGGTGGTTGCTTTCGAAACAATAATGACTTTTTCATCACTGATATGAATCGTCTTACGAGTCCGCAATGGTCCTCTGGTAAGACAGGAATTACTATCCTAAACAGTGCCCCCACTGGTACTACCGTTAAAATCGCCAATACGGGCGTGACTCTGGCAACCCAGGTCACAGGGATCACTCTGGCCCCAGCGGTGACTGGAATGACCGTTGATAACTTCGGCGTGGTCGGTGGTCCCCGTCCCGCTAACATCGCACTTCTGCCGATAATCCGAACCTAAGATGTTGCCAACAAACGTTCTCATTACTTCGGCGCGATACGCTAATGTTCAGAACACGTTGGTGTTCGTTCTCCTTAGCGACGGTCAGACATGGTTTGTCACACCGAACAGTGGTTCGGGGCAAGCTAACGTCTTGGCCCAATGGTTGCGGGACGGCAACAATATCGGACCCTACGTACCTCCTGTTCCCGGAGGCATCGTTCCCCCTGGTTCGTTGATCTGGTACTCTTCTAGCTTCGTCCCGAACGGATATCTGCTCTGTGACGGCACCTCTGTGAAACGTCGGCAATATCCGAAACTGTTCTCCACCATTGGCGTTACGTTTGGGCCTGGGGATGGCATGACCACGTTCAACTTGCCGGACCTTAGAGGGAAGATGTTGCGCGGCTGGGGGCCTGTGAACTCTCTAGATCCTGGGCGAGCATTTGGCAGCTCCCAGGTGAACACCCTCGGACGTCACCGCCACAAGATTACCGATACCGGTCACACTCATGCGGTCAACGATCCGGGGCACTTGCACGGAGTGAATGATCCGGGGCACACCCATGTTGGGGATGATCCCGGCCACACCCACACAGTTCCAGATCCGGGGCACGCCCACGTGATCACGATGTATGAGATCGACTACACTGGCGTATCCGTCGGGACAAACAATACGGTCATCACTCCGGACATGAATTATTCACCGTTTTATGACACGTATAGCCCACCATTGAACTTCGCGAGTGCTAACCTCACGGTCAACCAGAACTCTGCCAATCTTCTGACTGATACTGGCTTCGCTAACGTCTCAGACAAACTAGGACTTACCAATATCTCAGTCGACCCAGCTATAACGAATATTACAGACACAGATCCTCAAGGTGGTTACAGAACGAATCCTGCCAACTTGACACTCTTGCCATACATCCGCTACTGACATGGTTCCGATCAAACTCGCTCAATACGCTGACGAAAGAAATCTGCTTTACTTCGTTCAGTACCAAGATGAAACTCATGCGTACATGCATCTGGACGACCTGAGCCAGGAAGCGGCACAGCTGCGCGCTTGGGTGGCTGCCGGCAACACAGTGGCTCCGTATGTCCCCATCATCTCTGGTGGTATTGTTCCTGCTGGTGCCATCATGTGGTTCTGTTCGCCTCGCCCACCAGAGGGCTACCTGTTGTGTGACGGCTCCGCAGTTTACCGTGCACAGTACTCGCGGCTTTTCCGTGAAATAGGAACCCTGTACGGCTCTGGGGATGGAGCAACCACGTTCAATCTGCCGAATCTTGTTGGGCGATTCTGCCGTGGGTGGGGTTCAGTCAGTCCCCTCGACCCATCGCGGACCTTTGGTTCTTACCAAGAGGATGATGTTGGTGTTCACAACCACGTAATCCAAGCGATTCCTCACACCCACACTATCACAGATCCGGGCCACATTCACGGCGTAACTGACCCAGGTCACATTCACGACATTATCGATTTCGGTCACAACCACACTGTCAGTGATCCCGGTCACCAGCATATCTATAATCAGTTTAGCCATGTCGGGTATGGTGGAGCATACGACATCATTTTCAATGGAGCTATCCAATTTGGGAGTGGTGGTTTATTCTTTGGGGAATACTATTATTTCGTAGGTCAGGAATCAGCAAACATGGTGGTAGCGACTGACCCCGCTAATTTGTTTCTGGACACGACCCAGGCCAACGTCATTACAGATTTTGCTGTGACAAACGTGAGCATCAACATGGCGGAAACGAACATCCCCTACACCGAAGAAGATGGTACAAGTGAGACTCGCCCCGATAATGTCGCATTGCTGCCAGTGATTCGATACTAGGGTAAAACTCACACAAAGTCGCCATCTCGATCGCCAACAGCATGGCATTTACTCCGTACAATTTCCCCAGCGCTCCATTTGACGGCCAGTTTTATCCAGACCCTGCGATTCCTGGGACTTTCCAGTACAAGTGGGTAGCCAACAAAGGCGTTTGGGTTCTGGTTTCGGGAGCGGTTCTGCAGGTTTTAGGGAACGCTCCAATTGTCATCACTGGAACTTCTTCAGTACCTGTTGTTAATATTCGCCCTGCCACAACTACTTCCGCTGGTTCCCTATCTGCAGCAGATAAGCAGAAAATTGATTCTATTCCGTCTACTGGAGTTGGATCTGTTAAGAGTGTCAATACAGGAGTGGGTCTGACGGGCGGCCCCATCACGCAATCAGGAACTATCTCACTACTCCCACCAAGTGGACCAAACATTGGTGGTGTCAAAGCTGGAGCTGGTGTAACCATTCTTCCAGATGGAACTCTGCAAGCATTCTCGGGCGTCACAAGTATTACCGCAGGAGTTGGTTTAGGCGGTGGAACGATTACTTCTACAGGAACCCTTTTCCTTCGTCCTCCAATGGGGGGACAAATAGGAGGAGTCAAAGCTGGTAACAACATTACGATTGCGTCTGATGGCACCATCAGTGCCGCAGGAGGTCAAGGTGCTACAGGTGCTTTTGTCATCTTGGACAATCTCACTCCTCTGTTTGACGGTGTCCGCACCCAATTCCCCCTAACTGTTAACGGTGGCCTTCAAACTGTAACGCAACCTGCGAACTTGTTTATCGTGCTTGGAGGCATCCTTCAGCCTTCCCCAGCAACATTCACAGTAGTCAATACCGAAGACATCAAGTTTGTTTCTCCACCACCCACTGGCACTCAATTCAGTGGTCGTTTGTTTGTTCCAAACGGTCAGTCTTTCCAGCAGTTGGATGATATCTCATCTCAGTTCAATGGAGTTGCCACTTCATTCCCGTTGCGTGTAGCAGGACAAGTTTATAACCCCGCTTCTCCTGCTTCCCTGTTCATTGGTGTGGGCGGTATTCTACAAACTCCAAATCAAGCTTATACCCTGAATGGTAGCAATATTGTGTTCTCGTCTGCTCCCCCTGCCGGAGCGACTTTCAACGGTCAAGTGTTAGGTATCTAATATGGCACTTGAGTTTCCTGCATCACCCACCGACGGTCAGCTCTACCCAAACCCTGCAATCAAGGGAGTACAACAATATCGATGGAACGCCACTAAAGGTGCTTGGGAGACCCTTCAACTCGGTGTCGTACAAGAAGTCACGGGCACATTCCCCATTGTTGTCGACGGTTCCATTCAAAAACCAGACGTTAACATTGAGCCTGCCACACCACTGTCGGCGGGATCTATGTCCGCTGCTGACAAAACCAAACTAGATAGCTTGACACCTGGTGGTTCGGTAGAAGAAGTGACCGCCGGAGTTGGACTGGGTGCCCCTGGCACTGGTGATACGATCACCTTCAAGGGAACAATGAGGCTTTTGCCCGCTACTGACACAGTTATTGGCGGTGTTAAACCCGGTCCTGGTGTGAGTGTTCAAACCGACGGAACATTGCTGCTGGACCCACCTACCTCTCTTTTGATTGGCGGAGTCCGTCAAGGTTCGGGTGTGGCTATCGCACCAGATGGGGTTATCTCTTTAGCTACTGGAGCAACTTTCAAGGTGCTGGACGACATATCGTCCGGTTTCAATGGATCTGCTCTCTCTTTCCAACTCACTGTAGGTGGTGTCCCGTTCACTCCCCCGTCTCAGAACGCTCTCCTTGTGTTCGTGGGCAGCGTGTTTCAAATCCCTGGGCAGGGGTTTAATGTGGGTGGTAATCAAATTCAATTCACCTCGGCTCCAGCTGCCAATCTAACCTTTTACGGAGTCTCCCTAACCTAATGGCTTACATCTTTCCCGTAAATCCTGCGGACGGCCAGCTTTACCCAGTACCGGCTATTCCTGGGTCTCTGCAATATCAATGGAACCAGTCCCTTGGAGTCTGGCTGATCTATTCACCCCTTGGAGTTCAGTCGGTCAGTGGCATTCTGCCTATCGTTGTCTCAGATGGCACTAACAATGCGGTAGTTAGCATCCTGCCTGCTACTCTCAATAATGCAGGTTCAATGTCAGCGGATGACAAAGCCAAACTAGATGCCATCCCTGCGGACGCGGCTTCCGGCACCGTGAAGCAGATTACCACTGGTCCTGGCCTTTCAGGAGGACCAATTACAACGACTGGTCAAATTGACCTCACTCCTGCTACTAAGACGTCTGAGGGTGGTGTCATTGTTGGTGATAACATCGATGTTGGGCTGGATGGAACAATTTCTATTCCCACTGCACGATTTGGAGTTACGAGCATCAACGTTGGTCCTGGTTTGGTGGGTGCCCCATCTCCTATCGTCAACACTGGCACCATCTCAGCTGCTCTTGCCACCCGTCTAACGGTTGGTTCTGTCCGTGTTGGAAGAGGTATTTCTGTGTCAGCGGACGGCACTATACAGGTGGCGGGAAGCCTTCAAGACGTCAATGTTTTGGCTTGGGGAACCATAGGTGTTTCGGGAACCTCGGCGCCATACAGTTTCACCGTTGCTGAAGGATACAACATTTCGGCGGTTACTTGGCAAACTGGAACACAACCGCGAGTCGTCGTCAGTTTTCAGAATGCTCTTCCGAATGCTTTATATGGGGTTTCTCTTTCGGCTAGGGTTCCTACCTATGGAAGCTCTGCTCAGCTATACCAAAGGAACCAGTTAATTAACTTCTCGCTTAAGACCACGACTTCCATAGAACTAAACAGTGTGAATTTCTTCACCACTGATAACACTGCGGCTAGTGGTAGCTTCACTTGGAACAACTGGAACGGGATTTCAGAATTCGATATCATCATCATTGACACAGCGGTTTACCCATGAATGTAATCGTCTATAGCGACCCAACATCGCCCACTCCTTATCTGCGCGTTATCTCACCCGGTCTAGACGATCTTGAAACCATCGCATTCAAGTTTCTGGATCCATATGGGACACCGTATCAAATCGTTGATGCAGCCGACATCCCACCTTCTCCATTCATTGGAAATGCCCAAACAGTTGATGTGAGTGTAACTCCCCCAACATTTGACTGGGTGCTGGATGAAGCGCAAGCAGCTGCTACAAACTACAACTCCCAATATTGGCAACAACAGTACAATAATGGCATTTTGGGTTTAAGCATCAACAATGACTACCAATTACAACTGGCTATTGCCACGCCTGAGAACGAAAGAACAGCCGACCAAGTCGCGGCTATCGAATTCCTCAGTGGTATTAACTCACTTCAAGAGCAAGTGCAAACCCAAATCAATGACGCAACCACCGGTCAAGAATTGATTACTATCCTGAACCAACTCGGGTAAAAGATAATTAGCATGACTTAACGATGACAAACGCTTTCATCAAAGCCCAATTCATGGATCCGCCCGGCAGCGGCACAAGTGCTGCCTCAATTGGGGCCGTGAAGGCTGGGTCTGGTATTACCATTGCGGCTGATGGAACTATCTCAACATCTGCCGGTGGCGGGACTGTATCTAACATCGTACCATCTAACGGAATTCAAGGAGGTGGAACAGGACCCACTGTTTTCCTTGGCCTCCTACCTCCAGCTGGCGTTAGTTTAGGCGGCGTTAAAACCGTCGATGGTTCAGGTTTATCTATCGACGCAGACGGTGTCATCCGTGTCTCGTTAACGACAACTATTTCCGGTGGTCCTGGTATTCAAGTCACTGACCTCGGAGGCAGCTCTTACAGCATTGCTGCGACCCCCGCAACCAATGCGGTTTTAGGATCCGTGATTGTCTCGGGTGGCGCCAATGGACTACGAGTTGCTTCATCGGGACTGCTCACTCTCGCCCCCGCCAGCCCTTCGGTCTTAGGGGGCATCATTCCTGGAACCAACTGCTCAGTTACACCTGATGGAACACTCAACGTCGCAGGTGGTGGAACAATCACTGGCGTGGGTGTCGGAACGGGTCTAGGTGGGGGTGGAACTTCTGGTGCAGTAACAGTATTCCTTAATCCTGCCTCTGGCACCACGATCGGAGGTGTTTACCAAGGTGACAATATCACCATCGCTCCTGACGGCAGGATCAGCTCTACTGGAGGAGGAGTCACGTCGGTTTCAGGGTCTGCACCGATTACAATCACAGGAACCCTGACCGCTCCAATAGTTGGGGTGAACGCGGCCACGACTTCAACTTCCGGTGTAGTTACTCTCAGCGACTCAGTTTCTTCGACATCTATAACTGAGGCGGCTACACCAAATTCGGTAAAGCAAGCTTACGATTTGGCTGTCGGTGCGCTGCCTTTAGTCGGCGGTGCTATGTCAGGACCAATCGCATTTACAGTTGGTCAAACTTTCCCAGGGGTACTTGCAGAAGGCGCATTGGGTGGTGTAGGAGCGATCAGCATCAGTGGCACTCTTGCCAATCCACTCATCGAAGTGGCCTCAGCAACCGCATCGTCACTTGGTGTGGTTCAGCCAGATGGAAGCACAATCACCGTCAACTCAAGTGGAGTGATTTCGGCCGGTGGCGGCACTCTTCAAACTGTCACTGACGCAGGAGCGACGACCACCAACCCGATCGCGGTCACTTCGAGTAGTTTCAGTTCTACGATCGAAAATCAAACCATTCAGATCCTGGAGCTAGTTGGTGGACAGCAAGCGTTTACTTTGTCCAACACCGGTGGTGCTGCCAGTCTTACATATGGCAATGGAACTTTCGCCACGGCGGGTCTTTACTTTGATCAGCTCAATGGCACCACCCTGAGCACATGGTCATCTCTGCCGGTCAATATTAACTCCGGACGTAACGTCGTAATCACAACTAATGACGGTGGTGGCCCCACTTACACGCTGGGCATCGACCATTTTACCATCACCGATGGCGGAATGATAGTTGATGGCAACGTCCAAATTATCAACGGTTCTGGTCTTAGTGTCGAGGGTATCTTCACAAACCAGGGTTTAACATATCCTCTCGGAGATGGTACAGCGGGTCAAGTCCTTTCAACTAACGGGGCCGGCAACTGTTCGTGGGTCACAATGCCGGGCGCAGATGCCCTGCTGAAAACCGGCGGCACAATGACCGGGAACATTACGTTCAACGCTGGACAAACGTTCCCTGGCACAATTTCTGCTTCGTTGCTGGATGTAACAGGGGACATCGTTTATGCGTCCGGTCCTAATACTCCTGCGTCTCTACCAATTGGTACCGCTGGGACGATCCTTGCGGTGAATGCTGGTCTTCCAGCTTGGAGAACCGCAACACAGTTGGGTCTTCTGACAAGCTCCGCAGCCGCTTCAACGTACGCAACTATTAACTCTCCCATACTCACTGGTCCCGTAACAGTAAACACTGGGGGAGTCCCAGGTGCCAACGCAATGACGATTTCAGGCGGCAACTTGGTTTTGTCTACTGCATATACGCCTTCTAGTTCCAGTGATACTGGAAGCGTCGGTGAGATCGCCTGGGATGACACCGGCTATCTCTACTTCTGCTATTTGCCTAACACCTGGGGCCGCATCCAAATCGACCTGACTCCGTTCTGATAACCGATGTCTCAGTTAAACTTCCCTGACAACCCCATCGACGGGCAGCTTTACCCTAATCCCTGCCCAGTTGGCGTCATTCAATATAGGTGGGACACGTCCACATTTATGTGGAGGATTGTCGGTGTAGCCACTGGTGTCACTCCTGGAACCTATGGAAATGATGTCACAGTAGGTCAATTCGCTGTGGACGTTCAAGGGAAGGTAACAGACGCCGACAACATTCCGATTCGGAGGGCCACGACTGAACTCTCAGGACTTGTGGTGTTAAATGACACAACCACATCCACCAGCATCACGGAGGCCTTGACCGCGAAAGCAGGTAAACGTCTTCAGGATCAAATCGGGAATCTGAGCGACTGCATCGTTCCCGATCACGTCAATATAGTGTCCGCACTGAACGATTTACAGAGGCAAAATATACAGCTTCAGACTGATGCCGCTATTTGGTGTGGCTACTATGACGCTGAAGGAGGTTATATCTCCTTTGTAAGCATTATTGGACAAAGGCTTGGATACCGGGTGGGGGAACACCTTCCTCTTCCCTCGATTAGCAATGGTGGGGACTTCTTCATTGTAACAAAAGCCGGCAACCCGTATATTGCAGGGGATTACAACGCACCTCAGGTTCTTTGCGAGGCCGGAAACTGGATAATGTCTGAGGTCGCAAAGTGGTCAGAAGTCAGAGCTCTCGGCAACTTGACTGCTACAGACATTTCATACGTTCCTTCTGCTCCTCTGACCGCGATAAATGTTCAGAATGCTATTTTCCAGCTCCAGCAGCTTCTAAGAACGGCCGTAGGTGGTGCTACGATCTCAGAAACGAAACCGTTAAATGCTTACCCTGGCCAGCTATGGTGGGATAGCTCAGACGGAACCCTGTACATCTACTATATTGATTCCAGCGGATCTCAGTGGGTTGAACTGAACACTGCCCCATAAGGGGTAAAACATGTCATGATGAGACAGTCCGTGTCAGACTAGTATGCCTCTAAATAAAGCCCAACTAATGGAAGTCCCAGGGGGGCCTGAGATAACTGGTGCTGTCAAACAGGGCTCAGGAATCATTCTTGATAATGCCACTGGCACAGTCAATGCGGACTTGAACACTTTTTGCAGCAAGATCATTGCTGGGACTGATATCCAAATCGTTCCCGGTTCGGGTGTTGGCATTGTTGAAATTTCGTCAACCAAGACGATAGACCCAAATTCGTACCTCCCGATTGGTACGATAATGACATTCTTTCAGTCCGGGGCCCCTCCAAGGTGGATCACGGAAAACCCTGGAACAAGAATGCTGCGCATCAACAATCCAACGGGTGGGCGGCAAGGTGGAAGCACAGACTGGAATTCTGTTTTCACCACTCAAACTTTCACAGGCTCCGTGTCGGTCAATGGTTCAGTTATTGGCACAACTGATTCCGTAACTCAAACCCCTTCGGGTTCGGTTAGTATTAGTGGTGTGACTCTTGGGAGCACGAGTCTTTCCTTATCCCAAATAGCCTCCCACCAGCACAGCTACGAATATAGACCGCCTGAAGGATCGCAACGCGGAAATGGCAGCGGTGTTAACAATAACGCAACTGCATTAACATCTGCCAGTGGAGGAAGCCAAGGCCACACGCACGCTGTGTCAGGAAGCGGCGGTTCTTTTAGCGGAAGTAGCATGACTCATAGTCACAGTCTTTCCGGAACGCTTACCGGTGTAGGAACATTCACTGGGGGGAGTTTTAACTTCAATGTTCAGTATATCGATATGATTGTGTGTCGCAAACTCAGCAATCCAGGGTAAAAGCATCATAATGCCGTTCAATACAAGAATCCTACCGTAGACAGTCATGCCTTTAAGTAAAGCTCAACTAATGGAAACCCCTGGCGGTCCGGGGGTTGTCGGTGCGGTAAGGGCTGGAACTGGCATCGCCATTTCCGGCGATGGCACCATCAGTATTGACCCCAACAGCGTTGTTGCTAAGCTAGTAGCAGGTGCTAACGTTTCGCTCGCGCCTAGCACAGGCGTTGGCACTGTCACCATCAATGCGATTTCGGCACAGGCTGATTTCCCTGCCGGAACCGTCACACTCTTTATTCAATCTTCAGCGCCACTGGGATGGACACAAGTCGACTCCCAAAACAACAAGGCGATTCGAGTTGTGAATAGTGGCGGAGGAAGCTCAGGAGGCTCAAATCCATTCACCTCTGTTTTCACAAGTGTGCCGGTTACAGGATCTGTTTCTCTCTCTGGTTTGAGCGTCAGTGGAGGCAGAACCAATACAGTTACTCAAACTCCAACTGGTTCAGTTCAGCTTGGAAGCTTAACTGTGAGTGCAACCTCCATTTCAGTTCAGCAACTGCCTGCACACACTCACGACTACCAGTATAGACCGCCTGAAGGATCGCAACGCGGAGATGGCAACGGTGTTAACAATAACAAAACTTCATTAGTAGGTCCCACTGGGGGAAACCAAGGCCACACGCACACTGTGTCCGGTTCTGGATCTTTCAGTGGAAACAATATGTCGCACGATCACAGTTTTACTGCTACGGCTTCTGGAAGTGGCACGTTTAGCGGAAACTCTTTGAACCTAGCTGTCCAGTATGTGGACGCGATTCTTTGCAGCAAATCTTAAACAATGAAAACAATCTGCCCACTCATCAAAAAACCTTGCATCCAAGAACAATGCGAGTGGTTTGTCACAGTTCGCGGATATGACGTGAACTCTGGTCGAGAAATCGACAATAAACAATGCGTGCTCACCACACTTCCAATGTTGTTGATTGAAAACTCATCTCAACAAAGGAGTACGGCATCTGCAGTGGAAAGCATGAGAAACGAGATGGTTGTAAAATCCGATACAACAAACAATCTTTTGGCTAATGTGGTCGTAGCATCGCAGGTCATTGAGCTTCCCGCTCAGGACGCATCTTTCGCTGAACTTCCCCCCTCTTTCTGAAATGGCTCGTATTACTTTGTTCCCACTTGATGGTGACGCTTCAATTAATGGAAAGTTAGCGCAAAATGTGGATTTCTCCGGAATTGATCCAACTATTCACTGTGTACAGTGGTATGACACCTCTGGTTGGGTGGAGTACGACGCCGACTTGGTCACTGGATCCAAACCCCCTAACCTAGAAATCTCTAGCATCGCGCCTTATCAAGCCTATGTCAATAGCGCTCAGGTCATCATCGATGCTTACCTGAACCCTCTTATTGTCTATAGCACTCAGAACGATCTTCTCTTTGGTGATGTCACTTACACCCTTGGGGACAAGATTGCCATCTACACTCCAAATCCCCAGCCTCCCGCGCAAAGCACCGACGAAGACCCCCCAACTCCGCAGGACTTCCAACAGTTGTTTTGGTATGTGGATGAACTCACGTGGGTGGTTTCTCCCTTTGACCCATCTTTGACCCTTCCTAACGCCAAGAATCTGCTAATTGAGAAGGTGCAAACCTCTGGTGCGGGTCAAGTGGATTACCAGTCACGCATCTACTCCATGCTTCAGATGGGTGCGAGCACTGCGGGAACTCTTCCGACGACCGACTACTCTGGTCTCGATCTGAGCGGCTATCAGACTTACATTGACGGCGAAGTGGCTGCCATGACCGCAACCATTAACGCCGCCACAACCACCACCCAACTATATACCTTCGACTGGCGTGTTGAAGGCGATCCTAACGCCTAAAAATTAAGATCAATTTCATCTTCTGCTTGGGGCTTAAATGTCCCAAGTAACTCTACGGGCGTCGCATAACCAGCGGCGCCTTTTGAACGATTAGCACTCGCACAGACGATAGCGAATCGTGCGTGCTCACGATGGTACTTCTTCCACGAGTCCCAGAGGATCTCGTCTTTGAACTTCTTCGCTGTCGGTGGTCCATGCAGAATGATCTCGGCATACGTCATCATGTTCTCCATGATGAACTCGTCCGCCAACTGCGCGAAAGGTTTTCCATGGTGGTCGACATCAACTCTCGTTCCCTTCCTCAGAAGACGCCCCGTCACCAAACACTCAATCGGATAGCTCGTGGTCGCTTTGTAGTCACGGAGTTGTTGCTCCACCCCACGACGCATCGCTGCCTTGACAGCGTTGAAGTGTTTCTCCTCTAAAGTCGCCGTTGTGGCGATCTTTTTGGTGGGATAGAGTGCCTCGACGAGTTTGGCTTTCGGGACCGGTTGCTTGGCGCCACCTCCCTCTAGCGAAATCATCTTCACACGCCTACCACCAGCCATGTCGAAGTAGCGGAGATAGACCTGGGTGTCCGTCTTTTGTGCCAATTTCTCCCATCTCGCGGAAAGTCTGCAAACGCGGAGAATAAAATCGCGCGGTTCCCCAATGAGGCGGGAGTTTGCCCTATTATTGTCGATGATGCGCCCGACCTTTTTGGTGAATTCGCCTTTGTTGAGGCCAAGGGTTTCCTGAGGAGTCATTCGACTACAATAGTTGTGTTAGTGTTACCCACATATGTGACCCACAGCACGTCCGTCCCCGCCGAGGAACGGATTTACTCGCCGAACTACCGACAAGAGCTGGAGCCACTGGAAGACCACCTCGTTGAAGTCACGGGCAGGATAAAGGAGTTCCGTTCCCACCCACGAAAGAAACATTTAGAGACAGTTCTCCTTGTTAACCTCATCGTGACACCCCTTCCGCTCGGAGAGTCCGTGCCGCTGACGCACCTTTGGTGTCTGACGCGGCACTTGAAACGCCTTGGCGTCCCTCTCGAGCAGAACACTCGCATCACTTTCACTGGCACCGTGTACGCATATCACAGACTCGGCGGCAAAAGCAAAACGCGTGGGTTGAAAGGCACCCACGACTTCTCAATACTTCCCATCGGGTCATGAAGATAGAAATCTACGACCTTTGGCGTGGTGGGAACACTGTTTACTTCTGGACGTTATATGACGGTCCAGATGGCATCGACAAAGTGTCCGGCTACGCAACCAGCCTTGAAGAGGCTGTGACCAAAATACTTGACTGGAGGCAACGCATTGCAGATGACTACATCGGATCAATCGATTCAGACCAAGAAAGCGGCAGCAAAGGAGTGGGCGACGCAAAGACTTGCTGATCCCAACACCGTCATCATCGACATCGAATCCACTGGCATTCTTCGCCAAGATCCAAATGTGGAGATCGTGCAGATCTGCGCCATCAACACCGCTGGTCGGCCTATCCTCACAATGATGCTGAAACCTGATCGGCCAATGTCAGCTGAGGTGCAGGGTATCCACGGCATCACCAATGAGATGGTGCAGGATAAGCCATTCTTCCTCCAGGTGGCAAAAATCATCGCCAAATATCTCGAAGGCAAGCACGTCATCGCCTATAACGCAGACTTCGATATTGCCCTGCTCGTCCACATGTTCCAGAAATACAAAGAAGCTGTGCCCAAGTTTGCAGGCGCTTCTTGTGCTATGGATCAGTACTCAGCTTGGGTCGGTGAGTGGTCCGCTAAGAAAAACGATGTGAAATGGCAGAAACTGCCAAACCTGAGCGGCATGCCTAACCATGATGCTCTTTCTGATTGCGTCTCCACTCTCAAGGTGATGCAGAAAATGGCCGGCCTCTTCGATGATGCTGCTGAAAATGCTGACCTAATCGAGCTTGATTTTTGAACAATGAGCTTCCACCCATTTTTCCGAAACCAATTCATGGTGCAAAAAGCGTTCATTCCCCCGCAAGAAGCACGGATATTGGGCCTCCAATACAAAAAGCATTTGGAAGACAATGACATAGGGAATGATACGCAAGTTGAAATTTGTAGAGCCACGAGCAACTTTCTTCCATTTTGGCAATTGCTTGTAGATAAGAACCTCCAAATCGGCAATCTTTTGGGCCAAAAGGTTCTTCCAAGCTACACTTATTCAAGGATGTATCTTAATGGCGGAGAACTTCTCCCCCATACAGACATCGACTGTTGTGAGGTAGACGTAAGCATTCACATGAATGGTGATGCGCCTTGGCCCATTTTTCTTGAAGCCCCATCAGGAGTGCAGTCGATTCTACTGGAGCCCGGAGACGCTCTTTTCTACATTGGGAACAAACTAACTCACTGGAGGGAGCCGTATAAAGGAGAATGGTACGTGAATGCGTTTCTCTTTTACGTGTTTAGCAACGGTCCGCATCGAGATCAGCTCTTCAACGTAAACCGACTTGACATTAAAAATTAGGAGCTTCTGATGGATAACTCAAATCCCTGGCACATTGAAGGCTCCAGTAAAGCACGCCTCGTTACTCACACACCTGAACCTGAAGGCATGATGGGCTACATCGCCCGTGTGACCTCCAAAGATCAGTCCAACCCAAAAGTTGAGCGTCTGCTTAACTACTGTGCGAAGCACGGCCACTGGTCCGTCTTTGAGCAGGCGAGCATGACAGTGGAGGTGGTCACTCCGCTCGCCATCGCTGTTCAACTCCTACGCCATCGCTCTTTCACCTTTCAGCAATTCTCCGGTCGCTACGAGAACCAGGAGATGATGAAGGAGCACACGGATGGGCTATCCGCTCACTCCAACATGTTCTACATGCCTGAGGAAGCGCGTGTCCAAGACCCCAAGAACCGACAGAACAGCGTACCAGCTGGCATGGGCGACCTCACCGATGCCATGTGGAACACTATGGCGACGTCTTACACTGTTGCCCTCCACGCGTACCAAGATCTCATTCAACGAGGAATCGCTAAAGAAGTCGCTCGATTCGTTCTCCCGCAGGGCGTTTATTCTCGTCTGTACGTTACAGGTTCTTGTCGCAGCTGGATCCATTATGTTGGGGTTCGTGATGACGAAGGTGTTGCTCAATACGAACACGTCGAACTTGCCCGAGCCTGTAAGTCAGTCTTCGCAGACGTCTTCCCCACGGTTTACAACTCCCTAGATTGGAGCTACAATAAGGGTGTTAATGAAACCGAACGTCTCAAGAGGGAGCTGCTAGAGCTTCAGTCTGAGATTGCAGTACTCAAGGCAAAATCAGAATGACAGTCAGGGCTCTCCCTACGCGGACAAAACTCGAAGAGGTGTTTGAGCTGGAGCGAGAGCCCGCTCCCCTCGTTGTTGTTGACTTTCATGTCTACGCCCACGACATCATGCGATGGTACACCGATAAGATTGCCAAGCTTGTGTCTGAAGATGTGGCGAAGAAACTCCTTCGTGCTGCATGGGCGTCAAAAATTCAGCGTGGTCCGGACATGTTGCCACGCCACTCCTACCGTTACGTCATCGTCGCCGACTCCCGTTATCGGGACACGGGCAACTATTGGCGTGACAAGTTCATGTCAGATTCGGATGTGGTCAGTCAGGCATGGGACAACTATGCTGAAGCACAAGGTGTTGCCCGTGACACACTGAAAACCAACTACAAAGGCACTCGCGGGGAGAAGACCGACGACTTCTGGCTCGTATTCAATGCGGGCATGGACTACTGTCAAGAATACTATGGCGTTTTCACCCACGAAGGTTACGAAGCTGATGACTTCGCTGGGGCGATATATCGGGCGTCTCGTGATCGTACAGACGAGATCATCCAACGTCGTCAGGTGTTGCTTTCCACACTTGATCGAGACTGGTCGCAACTCGTCGATGAGTCCCATAAAGTCTACTTTGCGAATACGCGGGTGCCGTTCCCAGCAGAGAAGATCCAAGAGCGCTTTGTTGGTGAGTTGGGTGTCAAGGAGCATACACTCCATAGGATGGGATTTGAGCTCGATCACCCTAAAAATCTCGCTGAGTACAAGGTACTTCACGGCGATATGGGCGACAACCTTCCGCCGGGATCCCCTAAATGCCTATTCGATCTATGCGACGCCAATCCTGATTGGAACATCGAGGCGGTCTATCCAGATTATGAGAAACTCATCGAGACTCTCAACAACCCTGAAGCAAACAGTCGACCCGACCACTTCGACTCCTCCCTTCGTGCATTTGCCACAGTAGGCATCGAAGCACCATTCAAGTTGTAGGGTAAAAGTACAACACGAAATGTCGTGTGGTATGCACAGCCTAGATAGCCAATATCAGGTTCAGGCCCTTCGCGCCGTCCAAACCCTCCTACAGGGTTCGGGCGGCGTTTTTG